GCCGGGCTGGTCTGGTAACCAGACCGAAAGCAGGTGCGTGGGATGGCCACGCTGAAGGAAAAGTCCGAGGAGATGGCCCGCATCAAGGCCGAGCTCCAGCGGATGGAAGACGACGAGGAAACCACTGAGGAAACCGACGGTGACCTGCGGGACACCCTCGTCGAACGGTGGCAGCAGCTCGACAAGGAATGCAAGCCGATCATCGAGCGGATGGAGAAGGTCCGGGCGATCACCCGCGCCGCGGAAGACCCCGCGAACCTGGAACGCCCGGAACCTGCCTATGCGGGGAACGGCAACGGGAACGGGCTGCGCCGGTCAGTGAACGGCAGCCCCGATTTCTGGGGCCAGTCCGGGCGTGACCCGTACGACAACCTGGACGCTGTCCGCGCCCACATGGTGCCTACCCCTGAGTTGCGGGGCCGGGCGTTCGACGCGGTCGAGACGGAAGCCAAGCACGGCACCCTGACTCACGACCACGCTGAGGCCGCGACCCGGATGGTGCAGAACAACATCGGGCGGGAAGGCCGCGGCATCGCCGAGCACATCCTGACCACGGGGAGCGCCGAATATCAGGAGGCGTTCACCGCGTACCTGGAGAAGCCGCAGCAGAACGCGATGCGTGCCGCGCTGTCCCTCACCCAGGCCAACGGCGGGTATTTGCTCCCGTTTGTCCTAGATCCGACCATTATACTCACCAATGCGTCGTCCGCGAACCCGTGGCGGCGCATCAGCCGCGGCGTCCAGACCACGAGCAACACGTGGAACGGCGTCAACTCCGCCGGCGTCAACGCGGCGATGCTCTCCGAAGCAACCGTCGTCGTCGACGCATCGCCCACCGTCGCGAACATCGTCATCACGCCCCAGAAGGCCTCCGCGTGGGTGTACGGCAGTTACGAAATCCTAGAAGATACCGATTTCGGGCAGCAGCTCCCCGGGCTCCTGGCGGACGCGAAGGACCGGCTCGAGGAATCCCAGTTCGCCACCGGCAACAACACCCCGCCGAACACGCAGGGTGTCGTCCCCGCCGCGACAACGGTCGTCACGACCGCGACGACCACGGTGATTGCGCTCGGCGATGTCTACGCGGTCCAGGCCGCACTCCCGCCACGATTCAGGAACGCTCCCGGCGCGGCATGGGTAGCCAACGTCGCGATCATCAACAAGATCCGGCAGCTCGACACCGCCGGCGGCTCCTCGTTCTGGACGAACCTGGGCAAGGGGCAGCCCGAAACTCTGCTCGGTGCCCCGATCTACGAATCGACCACGATGACCGCGTCGGTCGCCACCACGTCGCTGATGGCGATCTTCGGGGACTTCGGCCAGTACATAATCTGTGACCGTGTGGGCGTTTCGATGATATATGAGCCACTTGTCAAGAGCGCGACCGGTTCGGGCGTTTTGCCCTCAGGTCAAGCAGGCTGGTTTATGTTCTGGCGATTTGGGGCGAATGTGTCAACGGTCAACGGATTCAGAGTGATGAAGGGTTTGTAAGGTGCTATACTCCAGAGTATGAAACAAGATTCTGGAGTATGCAGCATCGAAGGGTGCGACCGGGACGTAGTAGCCCGCGGCTGGTGCCGTCGGCACTACGCCCGGTGGTACACCAAGCGCGATCTCGAAGCGCGGCCGTGGCAGCGGCAGGAAGGCTGCACAGTCGAAGGCTGCGAGCGGGCCGGCGAATCCGGCGGTCTCTGCTCGATGCACCGCTGGCGCGTCCGGGCAACCGGAGAACCCGGTCCTGCTGAAGCGCTCAGGCTTCGGCAAGAAGGCGCATGCTCAGTGGACGGTTGTGACCGGCCGCAGGAGAGGCGCAATCTGTGCCGGGCGCACTATAAGAGGCTGCGCGCTGGCCGTGATCTCGCGGGACCAATCCAGCCCCGTACGAAACAGGGTGAATGCACCGTGGATGGCTGTGCTCGCCCTGCTTCAACGCACGGTCTCTGCCAGATGCATTACGTGCGCGTGCGCCGGCATGGTGACCCCGGACCGGCGCAATCACTCGCGCCGACAGGACCGGGCAGCGGGTACAGGGTAGTCACGGTCGACGGCAAGTCGATGCTGGAGCATCGGCACGTGATGGAACGGCATCTCGGTCGGCCGCTGTGGCCAGACGAGAATGTTCATCATCGCAACGGCCAGCGCGCGGACAACCGGCTGGAGAACCTCGAGTTGTGGGCGAAGGCGCAGCCTGCCGGGCAGCGCGTGTCCGACATCATGGACTACTGGGTGACCCGTTACCCGGATGAGGCGCGCCGGGTGCTGAAGTCACTCGGCCGCAAGGGAGGGCAGTAGCTATCGCAGCGAACTACGCCACACAAAGTTTCACCGGCCGGACGGCCGCCGGGGCCGATTTCATGGTCGAGGCGGGTGCGACGCGTGACACGGTGACGGATGCGGCGATCATCGCGTTCTTCCCGTCGAATTTCACGGCCACGGCGCCTGTGGCCGGGGTGGGTAATATCACGGGCGTGATGGCCGGCTACCTGGCTGCTTATCCGAGGGGATGCTGACGATGGCGCAGCAGTGGTTTGTGGCGCAGGACACGTTCAACGCGGAGCTGCCGGATGGTGGTTCGGTGACGGTGCAGAAGGGGAGTACGTGGCCGGCGGGTCATCATGCTGTGCGGCTGGATGCGGGCCGGGGCGTGTTGTTCAAGCCGCAGGATCCGGGTCCGGAGGAGGCGCCGGCGAAGCGTTCGCCGGGCCGTCCGCGGAAGGCGGCGGCTGAGGTGCCCGCAGGCGACGGGGATGAGGGCTAGATGGCGCTTGTCACGCCGCCGGGTTTCAAGATCTGGGAGCAGATCGCGGCGGTGACGGTGGCCCAGTCGCCGCTCGTGTCACCGTTCTTCGACACGTCGGGTTATACGAACATGCTGATCTCCTACGTGTTCACGAACTCGACGGGGACGACGACCCTGACCGTCGAGGGCAGTTTCGACGGGACGACGCAGGAGACGGACATCACATATGCGGCGGTGGGCGCGACGCCGGCGACGGTGCAGGTCCTGACCCCGTTTATCCGGTTCCGGATCGTGCAGGCAACAGCGGATGCGACGCGCACGAAGGCGCTCGCTCAGGCAAGGGCGTGATGTTATGCCGTACTGGCCGCCGGATACACCCCCGGAAGTGCCGCCGCAGATGCCGCAGGCTGCGACGCCTGGCCCGGCGCCGGTGCCGTATGGCGGCCCGGGGTTCGCGATCGCGCCGGACATGCTTGCCGCGCAGGCGGATATTTCGCTGGGGTATGCGCCGGGTGCTGATGTCCTGGACGGGGTGACGGGCGCGAACCACGTGTCGGAGACGCCGCTGACGGCACCGAACGTCAACCCGTATGAGGCGGGTAGCCTGTCGCCGGTATATGTCGGCGGCGACCCGGATGCGGGCGGCCGGGATGACGTGGCCGCGTCGGTCTCGGGGGCGGTCGCGAATGCGGAGGCCCGGTTCACTGAGCATCAGTCCGACACGTACGGGCTTGGCAGCCAGATCGGTGACCTGATGAGCTTCCCGGGGCTGACGACGTCGGGTGCGCCGCTTGACCCTGGAACCGTGCCGGGGAAGACGGTCCCGGCCGGCGGTTTCTATGATCCCCCGCGGAATTACGGAGATGCGTGATGACGAATCCGATGCAGCCTCTCGACCCGATCGGCGCGAACGACCCCGTTACCCCGGCTGACAGCCCGTCGAGCCCGGCTGGGTTCGCGTCGGTGACGCCGCACGGCCGCGGGCCGGCGCCGTACAACATCCAGGCACCCGTCCCCGACGTGACCGGTGAGTTCAACGCGGCGAACGCGGTCGCGGGGGCCGGGGTGCTGTATCCGCAGGGTCCGAGGCAGGCGCAGACCGAGGTGCTGCTGTCATCGCCTGAGGGGTTCGCTGTCGGCGGCTATGACATTGACGCGGGGACGACGCACGGATGGCCGACCAACGTCGAACCTGCCGGCATGTGACCGATCACGCGGTTATCGGGTACTGCCACCCCGGTGTAGTCCGCGCCGAATTCTGCGGGTCGCTCATCTCCGTGGCGATGGAAGGCAGAACCCCGCTCGACGCGGTCATCACCCTGGAGTGGGGGCCGAACATCTCGACGGCTAGGAACAAGATCGCCGACGACTTCCTCACGAGACCGACGCCGTGGCTGCTGATGGTCGACACGGACATGGTGTTCGCCGGTGATGCCCTGGACCGGCTTATCGCCGCCGCGGACCCCGCAGAACGCCCCATTGTCGGCGCCTTGTGCTACAGCCCGATCGCCGGCGCTGCGGACCCGTACCCGACCATGTACGAGCTCGTGGAGAAAGGCCCGGGCCGGATCGGCTTCGTCCGCCCGGAAACTGTTCCCGATGATCAGCTGGTCCGCGTGTCGGCGACCGGGACCGGGTTCCTGCTGATTCACCGGTCGGCGCTCAAGAAGGTCCGCGAAACGTCGAAGGACATCGCGGCGCCGTGGTTCCGGGAAATGCCGGTAGGGGAACCCCTGTCGCTGATGGGGGAGGACATGACGTTCTGTCTCCGCGCGGGAGCCGCCGGCCTGCCGGTGCACGTGCATACGGGCGTGCAGGTGGGCCATATGAAGCCGGTGATGCTCGGGAAGGTGACCTGATGACGGAGGACGCTGCGGCAGTGGCCGCGCATCAGGCCACCCAGACGCATCATTACATGATGCATTTCCCGCCGCACCCGGCGCGGACGGCGGACCCGCATTATGTCGATTTCAACGCCTACCATAAGGCGCACCGCGCCCTGGCTCGCTGCTATATCGGGCAGCGGATCGGGTTCGGGGACTGCATGGACGCTCAGATGCGGCCGTGCCCGCCGCCTCCGGATGGTGGTACGCCAGAACTAACGCCGCCGCAGCCGGGCCTGGAACTGCATCACGCGCATGTCGAGTTCAGCCTGCAGAACGGCGTCAGCCTCACCGCACTCGAGCACGACTATCCCGGTATCAGTGATCCGGCCGCGGTGGGGGCATGGATTGAGACGGACCAGAATTTCCGGTGGCTGTGCGCGTGGCATCACCGCGGCGCGGCCGGGGCGCATACGGCCAGTCATTCGGACTGGGAAGCCAGCCAGTACGTCCAGGGACTCATCACCAAAGGAATGTGACCGATGGCGCTCAGCGACATTTATTCTCAGCGGGGCACGATCACCCTGTCTGCGACCGGCTCGACGGCGGTGTTCTCGCTGTACGGGACGGCGGCGAAACGGCTGTGGCTGGTCGGCGTCCGGGTGAAGATCCTGAACACCGGTGCCGTCGCCGGGAACGATGTGACGTTCACCCTAGCGCGGCCGTCGGCGACGAACACGGGGACGACGCTGACGTCGGGGGTGGCGAATGACTTCTCTGCCCCGGCGTCTGTGGGGCAGACGTGCGTGACGTGGTCGACGCCGCCGATTATCGGGACGACGCTTGCTGAGTGGGTGCTGCCGCAGACATCGGGGTCGATGTGGGAGGAGTTCCCGCCGGGTGGCGACGAGTGGGGTGTGCCCGCGGTGGCGAACGCTAACGCGAACGCGGGGGTGCACCTTTTCGCGAACCCGACGATCGCGACGTCGACGCCGATCTCCTACGATTTTGTGTGGAGCGAGTAGAGCAGGCACGGAACCGACGTAACCGCTGGAGATGAATGAAGCCATGGCTGTCCTGACGGCACTCAACGCTGTCACTGTCTATCAGGAGGGCCGTGCCGACAAGGTCGGCCTGATCGCCCTGCGCCAGGTCAGCACCGGCGACACTCTCGACGTCGGCCCGTCGCTTCTCAATGTCCTCGCTGTAGTCAACCGGGCGGTCGTCATCGGGATCCTCGGCGGCGCGCAAGTCGCGGCTGCGATCGCCGGCACCGTGGTCACGATGCCGTCAGGCATGAGCAGCGATTCGGGCTACCTGACGGTATGGGGATCGGCGGGCAGCTGATATGGCGCAGGTCTGGCGGTTCCCGCTGCTCCCGTTCCCCACCGGCGCCGGGGTTGCCGTTACCGCTGCGGCTTTGACCGGATCCGGGCTCGTCAAACTGCCGCAGATTCCGGCATCGCTGCTGGTTGAAGGCGCACGGCTGTCCGTCCGGGCCACGCTGGAAGCGTCATGCACGACGACGGGCAGCACGGCGACCATTGAATTGCGCGGCGGCGCGGTCAACACGGCTATTGCTACCAAACTTCAGATCGCCGCCATATCATCGGTCAGCTTCGCGACTGGCGCTGCGGCGTGGCCAGGGATCTTCACTTGGGACGGAACATTCCGGTCGCTGGGGACCTCGACCGGAACGATTCACGGGCAGGGCACCTACAAGTCGGGGCACGTCGCGGCCGGCGGCGGCCTGACTGCGGCTTTGGTGGAGTTCCCGTTCCCGGGCACGGCCGCAGCGCGGACCATGTCGACTCTGGTCGTCGCCCAGAACATCGAACTGGATATCGGCATCACGATGTCAGCCACCACCGGTACCCCGTCGCTGACCGTCACTGACCTGTGGGCTGAGCTGAGCGGCTGACCGCCTGACCGGAAGGCGGTGAACACGTGACGCTGCTCACCAACAGCGCCGAGGGCATCACCCCGTCCGGCACCACCGTCACCACCGCGAACTCGGGCGGCGCGTCGGGCAACGCCTTCGACGTGGTAACGGTCACCAGTTCCGGGCAGACCTGCGCCTCCGATAGTGCCCGGTCCGCGCACGGCGCCCTGAGCATACAGCTCGCCACCGGGGCGACCGCCGCAGGGACGTTCGTGCGGTGGAACACGTCCATGGGGACGCAGACCACCATCTGGTTCCGGGTTTACGCCTACTACACCGCCAACCCGGCGTCGAACATCCGGATATGGAACGCCACCGCAAGCGGCACATCCTGCGGGTCGGTGCTGGTCAGCACCACCGGGAAGCTGCTGTTCGCGAACTCGGCCGGGACGACGATCCTGACCAGCACGAACTCGATTCCGCTGAACGCGTGGTTCCGGCTCGAGGGTTTCCTGACCGGCAACGCCAGCACCGGCCAGCTTGAGTTCAAGCTGTTCCTCACCCCTGACGCTGTCACGCCTGACGAGACGCAGACATCGGCGGCGACTCAGGCCACCACCGGGCCGCCGACGGACTACACGTTCGGAAACGGCGGCACATCCACTTCGAACTTCGGTCCGATCTGGATTGATGACCTGGCCTTGTCGAGCACCGGATACCCGGGTCCGGTTCTACCGGCCGGAATGACTCCGGTCGCGCTGCCGCCAGTGATGTTCCCGCCGCTGTCCGGCGTGTTCGGCCCCAACGCGCCGTTCTGGAGCCCGCCGCCCTCGCCGCCGCTTGCTCCGGCGGTCGTTGCGGCTGCACCACAGGCGTCCCGGCCGCAGGCGGTCTCCCGGCGCCTGGCGTCGCGGGCACGCCTGGGCGGCCGTGGCCTGTGCGCGGCCGGGATCCTGGCCACCGGCATCGGACCCCCGCAGGTTCCGCCGCCGCATCAGCCGCCCGCGATCAGCCACCCGGCCCCGCACCGCGCCCAGTGGCGGAGCGGTGCGGGGGTCGTTCCCGCGGCCACGCCTCAGCCTTTCAGGCCCGTCACGGTCTACCCGAGGGCCGCTCACCGGGTCATCTGGCGCGGCGGCACAGGGCCGGCGGTAGCGGCCGTTCAGGGCGGCGGGGCACCGCAGCCTTTCAGGCCTGTCACTGTTTACCGGCGCACGCCGCACGCCGCGCTGTGGCGTGCCGGCCGCGGGTCGCCGCCCGCAGCCCAGCCGCAGCCTTTCAGGCCGCCTACCGTCTGGCGGCGTTCGCCGCATCGGGCCTTGTGGGACGGCATCTCCGGCACCGCAGTCCCGGTCACGCCGGGCACCGGCACGGCACAGCCATTCAAACCGGTCACGATCTACCGGCGCATAACGCACGGCGCGTTGTGGCGGACTGTCCAGGGCGTGCCGCCAGCAGCGCGGCCGCAGCCATTCAGGCCCGTGACGGTGTTCCGCCGGGCTCTTCATCGGGTCCTGTGGCGCGCTGCTGGCGGGTCACCAGCAGGACCGCCCCCGCCGTTCACCATCGGCGCGCTGACGGCCGCAGACACGTCCCTGACAGCGTTTACGGCCGCGCAGGCCGCCTCAGCGCTCACTGCGGCGGTTAGCACCGCCGGGGGCGGTTACCCGGCCACCTATCAGACGGTGTACGGGCCTGAACCGGGAGGAAACCTGACCGCCAGCGACGCGAGGACGGGAGGGCCTGGCTGATGCCGCAATTCACCCTCCCGCCCGACACCCGCGCCGTCGGCACAGGCAACCCGCCGGCCGACATGAACGCCCTCATCGACGCGCTTATCTCCTTCGGTATTCCGTTCAACCTGATGAGCGCCGGCTGGGGCACCGTCGACAACACCGGCGCGGCCGACAGCACGGCAGCCTTCGCGAACTGCATGAGCGCCGCGATCGCCGCCAACGCGGAGATGACGATCCCGCCCGGCGCATACAACCTGAGCGCCGCCGGCAACTCGCTGCCCAGCCTGCACATCACCGGGCCGTTCAAGATGCGCGGCCTCGGCGCCGGCCTCAACAACGGCGGTAGCCTGATCCCCGCTGTCCGGCTTACCAGCAACACGCCGGGCAACATGTTCGACTTCCCGTTCCAGGGATACGGCTGGGGCGGCCTCGAGACGTCAGGGATCAGCGTCCTGTTCACCGGCACCGGGAACGTGTACTCCGGCATGAACATGGGCGACGCGGTGTGGCGGGACATGGATATCACGCTCACCGCGTCCGGCAGCCAGGCGATGGTGACGACCGGTTCGATCTCGTTCCTCAACGTGCTGCACGAGCGGTGCAATTTCACGACCACGAACCCGGTCCGCACCAAGCCGATGATCAGCATCTCCAGCTCAATCGCAGCGGCGATCAGCAACTGCACGTTCTTCAAATGCAAGTTCTCCAACAAGGGCTGCGACAACACCCAGTTCATGGTGCATTTCGACTGCTCCGCGGCGTCCGGGATCGCCTACCACTACATGGATAACTTCCGTGAGTGCTGGTTTGAGCAGCCGTTCGGCGGGGCGGTGCACTGCCAGGCGGGGCAGAACATCACGATTGACGCGTGCATGGTGTGGGATATTTTCTCCGGCCCCACCACCAGCGTGGCCGCGGCGAGCAATGGCGGCACGATTTCCGGCATCGCATCGTGGTCGTCCCCGTCGGCGGGTGTCCTCGCCGTCGCGTCCACCCAGTTCTTCAACCCGGCGCCCGGGCAACTGCAGGTCGCCGCATCCGGCAGCACGACCGCGCTAGTCAACTACACCGGGATCTCGGGGAACACGTTCACCGGCTGCACCTACGTGTCCGGTTCCCCCGCCGGCACCGTGGCCACCGGCGGATCCGTGGTGCTGCCGGTCCCGGTCGGGAACTCAACGTTCTACTTCGGCGCGTTCCCCGGAGGGGCGAACACGCAGGGCGTCCGGATCACCGGCTGCGGCCGCGCCCAGTCCGGCCCCAACGGATCCACCACCTGGGATGTTGAATGCGAATCCACCACGTCGCAGGTGTACATCCAGGGCTGGGTTAACAAGGCGTCGTCGCCGTCGACCGCTACCAACGCGTTCTTCAATTTCCACGGCTGCAATGACGTGGTGCTGATCGGGAATCAGTCGCCGCAGGGCGCATCGGTGAACGGCAACTCGACCACGGTGATCACGAACCCGGCCGCGAACACGCTGTGGCTGCATAACGGGGCGCTGCAGGCGCCCACCGGGCAGAACGTCACGTTCGCCAGCCCTCTCGCCGTCAGCGGCCGCGTCGACATCACGCTCGCCGGATCCGGGTTCCGGGCCGCGGAAGGATCGAACGCCAAGCAGGGCACCGCCCTCCTGTCCGCAGGCACGGTCACCGTTGCCAACACGTCGGTCACGGCGAACTCCCGGATCGTGCTGACCGCCCAGACCCTCGGCACGGTGACGACACCGTCTGCATTGTGCGTGTCGGCCAGGACCGCCGGGACGTCGTTCACGATCCTCGCATCGCAGAACACCGACACATCCATCGTCGCATGGCAGATATTCGAGCCGGGGTGACCTGTGGCCAGGTATCCGATCGGGCAACCCGTCAGGGTCAGCACGACTGTCCGCGACGTCACCGGTGCCCTCGTCAACGCCACGGCACTGACGCTGCTGGTGAAGGTCCGGGCCGCTGACGGCACCTCGACGACAACCGGCACTTACGCCAGCCCGGCGAACGACGGCACAGGCCTCTACCATCAGGACGTCCCCGCCGCCGACCTGCAAACCCTCGGCCACTACCAGTACACGTGGACGGCGACCGGCACCGGCGCCGGGGTGTCGTTCGGTGACTTCGATGTGTTCGACCCGTTCGAGGCCGCGCTGCTGCCGTTGCAGGACGCCAAGGACGCCTGCAACATCCCCCAGTCGAACACGACCGTCGACACCGAGCTCGCCGGGTACGTCGCCACGATCGAGGGCTGCCTCGAGCGGATGACGGGCGGTCCGCTTCTCAACACGACGGTCAGCGAGCGGGCCGAGATGATGTCCCTGCAGACGGTGATCTGCGTCCGCCAGCGGCCCCTCGTCTCGGTGACGTCGGTCACGTCAGCGTCCGGCGGGGCGATCGACATCAGCGGCGGCCTGGACCTGGACGCGAACGCGGGGACGATCCGCCGGAAGCTGGGCCTGCCGTTTTACGGGCCGTTCTTCCAATGGCTGCCCCAGGTCACGGTGACGTACGTGGCAGGGTGGGGGATCACTGTCCCGGCCGCGTTTAATACGGCGGCCAGGATCATCTTGCAGAACCTGTGGGAGACGCAGCACGGCCCGTCGGCGCGGCCCTCAATGGGTGCCAGCAGCGACATGGTGACACCGCCCGGGTTCACGTTCGCCATCCCCAACCAGGCCGCCGAACTGCTCGACGGTAGCCAGAACGGGATCAGTTTCATGCAGGAAGCTTTCGTCTAAGCTGCGCTTGCCGCGCGCATTTGTTGCCGCAGAAACGTGTCCGCGTGTCACCGGGCTTAAAGGACCGGCCGCAGAACTCGCACAGTCGGTTAGCCAGTGATTTTCTGTAGCGACTTGCGTTGGCCCGCGTGCAGATCCGGCAGTACCGATATCGGATGCGCCCTGTCGGATTGGCGTATGCGGTGTTTTCCGCGTCGTAGGGGTGGCCTTGCGCGCAGTGCGTGATGGCTGCGATCTGGCGTCGGATGTTTTCTTTCTGCGTGACGGGCTCTAGGTGTACCGGGTTCACGCAGAACACGACGCGGCAGAGATGGTCAATCTGCAGGCCTTCGGGGATGGGACCGACAAGCAGGATGTAGGCGACGCGGTAAGCGGCAACGGGCCGCCCAGCGTAGTACATCCACGGGTAGCGGCCATTCCGCCGATATCCGGTCCATATCCAGCAGGGGCCGAGTTCCGGGGCGTGTGAGGGCACGGGACCGTTCTTGTCGACTCTCGGCCAGAAGCGCTCAGCTACCGGCAAGGACCTTTTAGGCATGGGTACATGTTATCGCGATGCTGAGGCCTTCACGTGAAGGCACCCCACAAGACCGGGCCGGGCGGGTGGGGCGTCCATCACCATAAGCCCGGGAAGCCGTCCCCGCCGCCGCCGCACCACAAGGTCAAGCCGCCGCATCATAAGCAGCCGAAGAAGCCGAAGCCGGCGCCGAAGCCGCAGAAGACCCACGCGCATAAGAAACCCCGCAAGTGGTCGCCGGGCTGGGATGTGGCGTGCTGTAGCGCGGAGGCGGTGGGCGTGCTGCTGGGGTGGGGCTGGGATGAGGTGCTGGCCCTGTACTGGCGGACGGCCAGCGACCCCGACGCGGGCGCGTCAATCCTGGCGACGCTCGAAGAAGCGTCGTTGAATGGCCGCGATCATCGCCCGCGTCCAGTCATCCCAGGAACGGTGGAGTTCGCAGGGGCATCCTGGCCTAGCCGCGTCGGTCATGGCCTGATTCTAGGCGTGACGCTGCCGGAGCCGCACGCCATCGCCGTCACCCCCGACGGCACCTGGTGGTCCTGGGGCCACCCCTTCAACCCGCACGACTGGCCGCACCTGGTTATCGAGGAGGCGTGGTGCCTACGGTGACCTCGCGGCTGCCCGCACTCATCGACTACCTCGTCACCCTCTTTACCAGCGACCCCACCCTCGGCCAGGCCACGCCCAAAGTCACCGTCTTCGACGGGCCTACAACCACCCAGGACCCCGCCCCCCTCCAGCTGTACATCGGCCTCACCGACCCCGAGAACACCGGCTCCGAACCCGCCGGCGAAACCACCCAGGAATGGGCCGCCCTCGGCCGCCGCGGCCGCAACGAAACCGTCACCATCCACTGCTGCGCCCTCGCCTGGTCCGGCACCGACGACATGAAAACCGTCCGCATCGCCGCCGCCGGCATCGTCGCCGCCGTCGAAACCCTGATGCAGGCCGACACGACCGGGTTCGGCGGGAACGTCCTGTTCCCCGACCCCGGCATCACGTCCATCGCATTGACGCAGTCCAACGCATCCGGGTCACAGGCAGCAGCCGCATTCGACCTAACGTTCAGAAGCCGTATCGGAGGCTGAAGTTGAGTAAGTACCGGAACATCTCGGGCGGCGACCTGGCGGCTGGCTGGCCCGGGGCAACCCAGGCCGTCGTCGCCGCCGATGAGGTCGTGGACATCCCCGATTTCCAGCCCGACGGCGAATCACCCATCGTCGTCCCCCCAGACAAATGGGAACCCGTCGCCGAACCCACGGTGGCGCCAGAGAAATCAGCGAAGAGTAAGGCGGCCGTCTAACTACCTGTGCGGGTGCTCGTTATGCCAGCGCTTGTGCTCTGGCCTCGTCATCGGCTGAAGATTCTCGATGACGTTGTTGTCCTTGATCTCATCCATGTGATGGACGATGAATTCCGGCCGCAAGTAGAGCTGGCCGCCTAGCTGGATCAAATAGGCACTCCGGGGCTCAGTCACCCGGAGATGCTGTTCCATGACAAGCCTGTGCTCGGGAACATAGTTGCGGGCAGCGAGCGGATGATCTGGCGATAGGACGAAGACGTAGCCGTCGATGCGCTTGTAACGGCCACTACGGTATGCGGCCGCGGCCGTGCCGGTCTTGCCCTGGTTGTTGTGGCCACTGATGTATCTGCGGCCTGGCGTGCTGTCTATGCCGCAGCCGCACGCGCACGGCGTAGCGATCGGCCTCGGCTTGGCGTTCGGCGCCTTCTTGCCGAACATCGGATTGCGGTCTCCGAGCTTGCTTTCCCGGAGCCTTTGCCTGGCGTCCGCTGACAGCGTCCGACCCCAGCTGTTGTGACCGCTGATGTAGCGCTTACCCGGTGCCGCCAGCTCGCCGCAGCCGCAGCCGCAGGATACACGCGGAGCCGGTTCGTGCTTCGGGTTCGGATTGGCTACGCGCCCGTTATGGCCGTGCAGGTAAGTCGGGATCCCGGTGTTGAAGTGCGTCACCTGTATCGGAATCTTCTCGCCGCAGCCGCACTGGCAGAGGTGCTGACCTTGCTGTTCGGCTGCCCATGCGATGCGCGATCCGCGCCTGACTCGTATTCCGCGGCTTTTCGTCATGCCATAAGTATCTCACAGAAGGAGTACCAGGGTGCCAGTATACGCCTCGGGTCTTAGCGGTCAAATAGGCGCCGTGGCTGAGGTGACCTATGGGACACCGGTCACAGTGACCCATTTCTACGAATTCCTATCAGAGAACATGGCATTCAACCCCGCGTTCCTGGACGGGATGGGCCTGAAGGCAGGCCAGGCCTTCAACCGTTTCAGCCGTACCGTCGTGTCGCAGAAGGACGTCAACGGCGACCTGACGATGGAGTTCACATCGGGTGAGGCCGCGAACGCGATCGCCGATTCGATGGGCTTCTGGATCAAGTACGCGCTCGGCTCGACGCTGGTCACGCCGACTGTCGTCCTCGGCACGGCGTTTAAGCAGGTGCACACCAACGGGTCGAAGGCCGGGCAGTTCATGACGATCCAGGTCGGGCGCCCGCAGATTTCCGGTGTGACGGTGCAGCCGTTCACGTACACGGGCGTGAAGGTCACCGACTGGGAGTTCAGTTGCAACGACAATCAGATAGCGCAGCTGAAGGTGACGCTGGATGGCCGTGATGAGGGCACGGCAACGGGCCTCGCCGCCGCGTCGTATCCGACGCCGAACGGCCTATTCGCGTTCTCCCACGCCAGCGTGATGACGATCGGCGGGACCGCGAGCACGTCGGCGGGTGAGACGACGATCGCCGGCGGGTCATCTCTCGGGTCGCTGGTCAACGGGATCGTGATTACCGGGTCAACGCCGATGAAGGTCGACCGGTATGGCCTCGGCAACCAGGGGCTGAAGGGCGAGCCGATTGAGAACGCCATCCCCACGATTACCGGCACGCTGACAACGGAGTTCTTCAGCCGCACGGAACTGTATGACGTGTTCAAGCTGGGAACGTCGGTGCCGCTGCAGATCGATTTCACGAAGTTTGACGGCGCGGGTAACGATGCGAATGGCGTGGCGGCCGGACCTAACCCGTATCGCCTGTCTTGGATATTCCCGGCAGTCCGGTTCAAATCAGGCGCAGTCAACATCAACGGGCCTGACGTTGTGCCTCAGACGATTGGGTTCCAGGCCTACGATGACGGCACTAGTAATCCTGTGGTGCAGTGTAAGCTAGTTTCGAAGGAATCGTCCGCTATATGATATTTAACCTATATAGTCGTGTCCTGGTGAAGGTCGGCGATGAGGAGCG